CCAGCTTTCGAGCAGCTTGATGCCGGCCGCTGACGGCACAGCCAGAGCCTGGACGGACATACGTAGGTAAGTAGCTGCCTGAGCCCCACGGATGTTGTTGTCACCAAACGTAGCCAGCGCGGCCCCAACGTCCTTGATGTTGAGCCCATACCCCTTGACGACCGCCAGCATGCCCGTGCCCATGGCCTGGGCCAGATTCTGCATCGTCATGTCGCCAGTACCGACGGTGGCATTCAGGAAGCCCATTGCCTTGCTGTAATTCTGGACGCCGGGAATCCCCGAGGCAATCGCAGCGGTCAGCGCATTGGTGACGTCAACCAGATCGGCGTGCCCGACCTGGGCACCTTCCGCTGCGATCTTTACTGCCTTAAGCATCTGAGTCGAGGTGGCGCCCATGCTCTGCATGTTGGACGCAACGTGGTACGCCGATTCAGCTAGCGAGTTCGGGCTGAACCCTATCTGGCCGGCTAGCTCAAGCACGCCTTTCTTCAGTACATCTAGCTTCCCAGAGGATACGCCAGCCTGGGTCTGCAGCAGCGTCATCGACGCCTGGAACTGGGACGCCATCTTAATCGAGCCGATAGCAACGCCAACCAGAGCCGCCCCGCCGATAAGGCCGATCTTCTGAAGCTTCTTGCTGAGCGATGTACTGCTATTCTCGGCCGCAGCGAATCCTGCCTTGGTGTCGTCCCTGGCTCGGACTATCACCTCGACGATGTTAGGCATCCCCGCCTGCTTCCTGCTCTGGATTGCCTAGGCTCTGGATGTGTAGCAACCTAATCACGCCCGCATCCTCGGCCATTACCTCGCTCGGCAGCTTCTTGAATCGGTCACACAATCCGATGATCAGGTTGGCTCTGGCCAACTCTGGAGGCTCTGTGATGAGCTCGCCATCCCTAGTGATAGCTCCTCCGAAGTCCCTCCAGAGCTCGAGTCTTTTCCCGTCTCGTCATCAACCCCGGCAATGGACGTCATCCAGGCCATTACGATGCCCAGGATAAGATCGAACTTCTGGGTGCCTACGCCCTGTCGGTTGGACGGAACCGGCCCGTGCTTGTCCTCGAGATTCCAGCGCACCAGGTTTTCGGCAAAGGAATTCAGCATCATCTCAGTTGATGTCGTTCCGCCCGGCTTCGGATTCTCGACATTCTGCTGCGCTTCCGCAGCCAGCTCCTGAATGCGCGAGAACTCATCGACGGAAAGGCTCTCCATGTCGACCTCGAGACCTTTCATGTTCAGGTCCTGGAACTTGAGCCTGTAGATGTTTGGCTCAGGCCTGAATCCCATGGCTCCTCCTATTCGTTCATTGCCATGAGATAGCCGCCAGCGATAAGCCTGGTTTCGGCTACCATTCCCATTTGGCGTTCCATCTGTCTGGCCACCAGCCGGAATGTGCCATACCCCTTGAATCTGGTGACCGGATAGTTTCGGCTACCGACTCCTTCCAGCCAGGGGCCATACACGACGGGATCGTCAGTGACCACGACGTCGTCGAGGTGCTTTTCGGTGTGGATCATGGACTCGTAGTAACCAGTGGGATTCTGCAGAACGGTCTTCAGCCGCCTGTGAATCCTATTCACTATGTCCTGCGACACGTGGTCCTCGATATCCTTGGTCCAGAGGTACGCCGCAACGGACGCTCTGCCATCAAACAGAGGTCCGCTGCGGGACGTAATGGCCGGCATGTTACGACCAGGTCGGAACAGTGCCGTCAGCGAGTGCGCCGGGCACCTGCCAGGTGAGCTCGCCGGTAGCCGCGCGGGTGATCTGGTAGTCGGTGTAGAGGACGTTACAGATCAGCTGCGGCGTGCCACCTCCGGACAGCACCCCGATGGTAGTGGTGCGGGCCACCGACGTGGACGGAACGGTCTTGAACACGTCGTGGCTCTGGTTGGCGGTCGTGTTCACGACGCCATTCAGCGTGTTGGAGTAATCGGCGAGCAACAGGATGCGCTCGATCGCCGACTTGTCCAGGCCTGTCACATCCTGAGTGGCGCGGGGTGTGGTGAATGAGTAGTTGGTGCAGTCGTTGCTGATCGTCCGGGCAACTGCGCCCGCATCCTGCACGATCAGGACGGAACCGAGACCGCTAGCCTTGGCCATTGCCTATCCCTTCTTGTGAACGTCCGCAATGCGGATCTGGTTGGTGGCGCAATCGTCCACCCAATCAGCCGGACGCCGGTGAACCAGCGTCTCGGTTCCCCGTGGATTGCCGCGCCAATCCCCGCCGTGGACGAGGAAGAATGGCGGGCGTCCCACAGGAACGCGGTGAGTGCTCCTCTTAGGCTCAAAGCACTGGTTGCCTGGCCCGTAGGTGACCTTGATGATCTGTTCGCTTAGGCGCTGGATAGAGCCCTTGCGACTCTTGTCGTGCCGGACGAACTCAAGCTGGCGCATCCCTAGGTCAGTGGTCGTGTCGATCGTGAGGACGAATCCGTACAGGAAGTCATCGCACTCGTATTCCTCACACGTTGCTCGCCGCCAGTGCGTTCGGAGCGGAGCGCTGATCGAGTATGTTTTGTAGTGCTCCGGGCCAAGCGCCGGAACGATTCGGTTGAGACCGTTGCTGATTGCCATCAGAACACCTGCCCAGCGATTGGATTCTGAACCAGCGCCACAGCGAAAATGGCCTGGGTGAATGTGCCTGCCGTCACGACCTTGACGAATTCGTTCACAGTCGTGACATTCGAAGTGGCCACGCGGTAGCCGTTAATGGCCGTCTGTGACCCGAAGTCAAGAAGCGTGGTGTACGTTCCGCCTGAGGTGGTCGCGTGGGTAATGGAGACGTCGACGTTGGTACCGACCAGCTCGATTAGCTGGAGGTAAGCCTGCGCACCGAATGCGCTACCGGCTCCCAGGTCGAAGAAGGCTCCTGTGGTCGGGCCATTGTCGGTTCGCAGGCCAGGTGTGAGCGTCTTGCCCCACTCGACGCCGAAACCGTTTGCCTCGATATCGATCTTGACAGTAACGCCACCCTTGTTATCCCGGGTGGGGTCGTAGTTGTCCTGCTTCGCCACGCAGCAGCAGGCAGCGGAACCAAGCGCGGTCCCCCGGAAGTACATGGCGAAGTCATCAACGAGGCCCGGATTGGCGAATGCCTGGTGGGCCACCCCAAGGGAGAACCAGTTCCAGGTCGGGGCCACCGTGTACGTCAGCGTGATTGTCCCGAGCGGCGGGATGACGTAGGTACCAGCCCCAGCCCCAACCGACGAGCCGTTAATTACCACGTTGCTCATCGTGCCGCCCGTGATGGTCACGGTGACCGGCTGATTAAACGTGCTCACCACCGGGGTCCCCGAGGCAGGCACGCCCGGCGTGTTAACCGTGGCGATCGTTTCCAGCCAGGACGTGAAGCTCATGCTCCCGTCTCGCGTGCCGCCGATTCGCTCGTTGGCAGACTTCTTGATGCCTGTCGTGTCAAGCAGCGCAGGCCCACCGCTAATCTTGTCGACGCTCAGAACAGAGCCCGAGACATCGAATCCGCTGTAGTAAAGGTTGTCTCCGAGTCCGGACTGCTTAGGCATTGTCGAACATCCCCTTTAGCATTGGCGCTAGATTAGCTAGCGCCTCAGTATCGCCATACTTCTCCACATATACCATTACGCCATGGTCGGCCGTTGCGTCTATGACGATGCGCCGAGTGTTATTCAGCTCTTCCTGGGTGATAACGCCAGCCTCTACAAGCATCGCCCCGAACCGGAAGGCCGTTGTCTTCGCCATTACGCCACCTGTGCAAACATGTCGTTGAGAATAACCGGGACTGTAACAGTCATGACGCGAAAGATCTTGCGATCAATGTCTATGTAGCCAGCCTGGGCATTAAGGTCGTCGCCGTATGCCCCGAGAAGATCGACAAAGCGGGTGTCAGCATCCCCGCCGAATTCGAAGTCACCCGAGTAGGCGGTCATCAGATCCGCAACAGCCGCCATCACCTCGGGATCAATAGCATCAAACGGCTGCGAGATGAAGTTGGTGTAGATACGCTGATTGAGAACGACCTTCCCCGAGGTTGCCGCCAAGCCACCCGCCTGAATCGGTGCGATCGTCTGCGCCCAGACCGCGCACGTGATTCCGTTGCCCGGGTTGGACTTCGGCTCATGCCCATTCACCGATTCAAACCGGCCGGTCTGGAGCGCATAGCTGATTGCGTGGTCGAATATGGCGTTGACGGCAACCTCGTTGAAGGGCACGTTAGTTCGCGCCTCCGATAGCGAGCCCGCTGGCCGTGGCCCGCTGGATCGGGCTCTTCTTCTCGGTATTGAGGTGTCCCATGCAGGACGGGACGGCGACACAGGCCATAACGATCTGGCCCATCATCTGCGTCTGCTGCCAGCTGGGAGCCATCGTGACGGCGAAGTTGATCGCCGGAATCACCGGCTCCTGCCCGTTGTGAAGAACCCCGGCCTCCTTGTCCTGGAGCGCCATCTGGTACTCGGCGATACAACTCAGGCAAAGACCTACACCGTGGTCGTCGCCTTCGGTACGTTGGGGCTCTGGCCCCATTCCGTAGTTCTCGTCCATCATTTCCTGCCCTTTCGTTGATCACACCGTCCTGTGCCGAATCTTTCGGCCGTACTTTGTTTCGACCTCCTCCCATTTATCTGCCAGCGAACTTCCGATAGCGTTGATGGCCT